GTAGAGTTCGTCGCCATAAATTATTCTGTAGTTCATAAATATCACCATAATTTAGTATCACCAGGAGAACGTTCAATTGGTTTAGTAGATATCAAAAGAGAACCGTCACCATAATGAATGGCATCGTGAGTTTCCTTAGATACACATACTAAATAATCTGGATTAAGAAGATAGTCTGTTGCATCCTTAATATCTTCTAAACTAATCGGGTTCATGTGATGAACATAAATTCGTCCCAGGATTTCTCTATCAAAAATAGCCAGATCACATCCTAGGTCCCTTGCTATAACATAATTCCGTATTTGTTTCCATTCCGAAGACCGGTAAAACTTCTGGTTAAAATACCGATCAAACCCGAATGTTTCTTTTCCAACTTTACCGTCAAGTTTAAGGTACTGGAATCGTTCCTCGAAAGTTGGCAATGTCAGGAGATGCTGGTATGCTCTAATCATCTTAGTACATATAGCTCATAAATTTCTGGGCTTTATTAATATAATTACTGTACTTAGATACATCTTCAAGCTTAATGTCAAAGCCTTTTTTCTGAGCATATTTCACGCCTGCACCAATCGCTGCAGATGTAACGGCGGCCTTAACTGCCATCTTCATAGAACGCTTAATACCTGCTTTATAAGCAGAACGTCTCTGACCAACTGCCTGAGCCTTTCTAGCTCTAGCGCGCTCAATATCATGCTTGTTCATAAACTGCGAGTATGTCTTGTCATCGCCCGACTTCTTAGCACGCTTTGCTTCAGTCATATACTTACGAGATAAGTCTTTTCCGACTTCCTGCCGAACAGTACCTTTTCTATACTCGGTATTCTGCCTAAGAGCTTTCTTATACTCTTTGTTGTCTGATTTATACTGCGCTTTCTTCTCTTTGTTGCTACGATCTTTCTCATACTCAACTTTGGAGGCGTTTCTCTTAAGACCAAGGTCTATTGCGTTGGCCTTATTAGCGGATCCTTCATTCCACTTCTTAAAGCTCTTATCTACTTTTGCATTCTGCCTACGCGCTATTGCGGAACGGAGAGACGTTGAGCGATATCCTTTTTTATCGTTGCGAACACCCCACTTCATGCCTTTGACGCCGAAGTGGTAGAGTTCATCGTTGCGAATTATTCTGTATTCCATTTCATCAATCCCCCAGCTTCTTTTTCATTTTAGTTAAGCCGCCCCAAACGTCGTCATCTGAAGAAATCTGCTTACCAGCAACAAATCCTTGCTTCTCATAAATATGCCTAGCATCGGGACTATTTCCAGGAACCTCTAATGTCATCTGCTTAAAGCCTGCAGCCTTTACCCGGCCAGTAGAACTATCGAGAATTGCCTGAGCGTATCCCTTGCCGCGTTCTCGAGATTTAACTCCAAGCCAAACAACATTCACAGAAGTGTCAGATTCTTTATAAAGCTGTATATCCCCAACTTTCTTTCCGTTGACATAGGCATTATATAATCTACTCTTCTCTTGTTCTGCCGCGATTTTAGGGCTGATCTTGCCGAGCCCTTTAGCAAGCGGTCCATAATTATCTCTCCGCATCTCGATTAAATCGCCGCTACGAGAACGAGCAGTATAATCGGCAGGCGTCTTCTGTTTACGAACACCCCACTTCATGCCTTTAACACCATGATGGTAGAGTTCGTCACTATATATTATTCTGTAACTCATAGTATTCTCTTAATAATAGTAATAGTCGGTTCTGGTTACTCGAAATGATCCGTCCTCGGTCTTTTGAATTGTATAGTTACCCCAAGACTCAATATTCTTTTTAAGATGTTGCTCTCCGTATTTATAAGCCTTGCTGTTTTTACCTTTAACGGCTCCGATATACACCTGCTTATTCATCGATCTGACTCGCTCTACATGATATTGAGCTATAGCCATGTTATACTCTTGCCGTCTTTCGAAATCGAGTTTTGCAGATATCATCCGATTCTTATTCTGCTTATACTCGTCTTTGGTTATTTCGCCAGACTTATACTTTACTTTTTCGCCTTTGATATAATCTCGCGTCTTTTGTTCGGCATCTTGCGCAGAATTAATATAGGATTTCCATTGTCGAGCCTGTTGTGCTGTTAAATTTCTATCGTTTTTCTTATAGGAATCCTTAAGCATCTTACGTTGATCACGACTCAATGTTGGTTTGTTCGGATCCTTCCTAACACCCCACTTCATGCCTTTAACACCGTGGTGTATCAAATAATCACTCATTTTGAATTTATTCAAAGGCCTCCTTATTAGCCTTATATGCAATGTAAGCATCCATCATGGCTGCGACATTATCGATCTTGGCTTCGCGTCTCTTCTTAAGAAGTTTGCGGTTTCCATTATTGTCCTCTACAGTTATACAGTTTCCCATAGCAAACATCATAAGCTGCTCGTCGAAAAGAAGCATTCTCTCTTCCGAGAGCTTCTTAAGTTCTCCTAAAGGAACTGATTCAGTCTTGGACCCCTGAGGAACTTTCACAATTCCAAATGGTCCGTTCTCAGTTTCCCATCTTTCCACAAACTCTTTTGCGTTGTATGGGTCAAAACCGAATGAACGGACATCATAGTCACAATCGATAATGTGACGATCAAGGTCCTCGTAAACTTCCATCATGTCAAGAACGGTTCCATCCAAAACTATGAGGCTACCTTCATTCAGAAATTCTTCATACTTAAGCCTGGTAGCCCCCGGTAGCTTCATCATGGTAAGAGACGTGATATAACTTCTGGTCTTAATGCCAAACTTACCATTGCCAAGTGGGAACAAAAAAGTAAACGCGCAAAAATCGTCTCCCTGAGAAAGGTCAGCTCCAAGTGCGCATGGCATGGACCAATAGCTTCTTCTTCGGTGCGGGAGCGTCTCCTCGTATGTGAAGAAGAATGTGTAACCTTCCATCGGGATGCCAAACCTCTTAGCAAGGATATCGTTTCTGGCAGAAGGAGCGTGCTCCGCTCGTTCCACATCCAGAAGATATGTTTCGTAACTTACTGTTTTGCCAAGATTCGGATTCGCCTTAAGCCAAATAGATGGATCTTTCTTACCTGCTTCTACTTCAGAAATATCGTCTAATCTGTAATACCAAATGGAGACATGCGGGTTGTAATACTCGCCGTTGAGAATATCCTCTATCTCCATCTTGATAGTATCTCCTATACCATTTCTTACAGTACCTTCGGAACTTGTAAGAATAATTAGATACTCGTCATTCTTCGATGCGCCCTGCTCGATAGCACCTATAACATCCTCTCGAACATCGCCAGAAAGCCATTCGTCAATGGTTGCTATCTTGTCTTTGTATCCCTGATTCTTGTCTAGACTCATTGGCCTTATAACAAGACTGGAATTTGTAAGGAAGTTCTCGATTCCTTTCTTTGTTGACGCAAGCTTAACTCTATTTGCTTTGCTTCCGGTTGTATTATGGATGTTTCCTTCTGTAAGAAATTGGAATAGTGGTCCTCGAGACCTTATGATTGCAGTACGTATAGGAGATAGTACCGTTTCGGATTGGGCCATTGTCGGGGATGTGGTCATTTGTTCTGTTGTAGAACCATCGCATGTTAGGAAGTAGGCGTGAATTGCAGAGTCATACATAGACTTAGCTGCGCCACGAGCTACTATAAGATACTGTTTCTGAGTGAGGCGCTTCTTGATTCTTTTTCGAACATACCGCCCGGGCTTTCCGTCTTCTCCAGGCTCGTAGACACTTCTTTCAACGAAGTAATACCAACAGAATACCTGCTCGGCCCAAAGCTTGAATGAATCAAGGAGAACCATGTCAGATCCATCGGTCAGTGTAAGTTCGTTATTACAAAAAGCGACAAAGCCGTCCATAGCTTTGTCGTCGTAATAAATTCCGGGATTTCGTATAAGAGAATCTATTCGATTCATCTCTTTTGAGATCCATTTATTAACTGGAATCTCGCCCCTCATTACGGCTTCCCGAAACTGGCCATAATAGTAAGGGGTCGCCGTATTAGATAGGGACATAAATTTTACTCCATTTTGAAATTCTAGAAGATGTAGCGGCATCCTGCCATAGGATTAAAGCTCCAACCACGATAAATCATGCGGCCATCTATAGCGGAATGCTCTAGGTACTTTCGAATCTGGTCTATGTCATAGCCAGCATTTGCCAGGCTCTTGATTGTACTTCTAGTATCGGCATCTCTATTCTTGAACAAATTCTGATAAGCCTGACTACTTTTATCTATGCCTCGATTGCTCGGTTTTCCGATACGATCAGTTACATCTTTGCCAACGGATTTATTGCCAGAGGAACTTCCGCTTGAGGATGATGAACCGGCTCTTGCAAGAGTATTCAAACTCTCTCCAATCGCGGAACCTTTCTTTGCATACCCTACTGCTTTATCAAAGGTGTCTCCTTCTGGCTTGTTTTTAAGATCTTTTATTTGCTTGCGCAAAACGCCGGCGGTTGAAGCGACCGCGCCTATACCACTTACAGTTTTTCTGAAATTATCTGAGCGAACAACTTTCAAAGCCTTCTTTCCACCAGCTAGACCAGCTTTGCCAGCGGCTTTAGCAATCTTAAATTCCGAAGAATTAGTAATCGCATTGATTGCAGATACTTTGACGGCTCCCTTTGCGCCAAGTACAGCTGATAATGCATTCTTCCCGGCCTTTATAGCTTCTGGATTATTCAGCACTTTATGACCGGCATACATAGCACCAACTGCTAAAGCTATCTTTGCCGCTTTTGATGCTTTCCTCTGAAAATTAGGATCGCTAAGTTTTGTTTTTGCTCTCGAGCGCACTGAGGGCTTATGCCCAAGTTGAACGGGGGTTCTACGCACACCCCACTTCATGCCCTTTATACCATGGTGCATGAGATAATCATTATCAGAGAAAGAATCATGCTTAAATTTAAATAACTCTCCGACTTCGTTCTCCACGCTTTCCATATCCTCAATGATTTTCGCAAGTTTTACAGCATCATTCTCCTGAGAAGCCTTGTTGTAATCAGAATTCAGTTGGTCATACTTATTAGCCAGAGCTATATATTCTTTACTGTTATAAATCTTATTACGCCACTGCTTAAATGCCGAAGAATACTCCTTGTCGATTTTTTCATATTCTGCATTAAGTTGCGCAGATTTTTTATCATAGTCGCTCTGATTAATCTTTCCAGAATAATAGTCGTTCTCTAATTTGTCATACTTATCAACCCAAGCATTTCTAGCATCTGTAGCTTTCGCATACCGCTCGTCAACGTCATCGTGTTTCGATGAAGCTTTTCGATGCCCCAACTGTTCTGGGGTTCTACGCACACCCCACTTCATGCCTTTTATACCATGGTGCATGAGATAATAATTCTGGGCCATGTGTACCTCCAAATTTTTATCAAAAGAAATATACGTTAAACGTTTGATTCCACCCATACGTTAATCAGCCATTCCTGCTTGTCAATCTCACTTTTAATTGCTTCTGCAGCAATTGAACTGGTCGGTGGGTCAAAACCCATCTTAACTTTGTAATAAATAAATGTTTTACACATATCGATGACTTCTTCGTCTGATCCGAACAGATCACCCCAGGTCTCTGCTTCAGATGTAACCCTAAAACCTTTAGCCTCTGTAAGACCTAACTGGAATAGTCTATTGATGGCTGCGTTTATGTGTATAACAATATCGGGATCGAAATGAGTATAGTCATCTTCAGGTCCCACAAGTTTTCGAATACTCTTAAGAATACTTTCTTCGTTGATTGTACTCATTCTGTCTCCTCAAAATCATCTAAATCATCGCCATGACCATTATAGGTGGCG